AAAACCCGAATTTATGGCAGACGCACCCTGATTTGATTGTCCAGACGCTTGATTTGCCGGATAACCAGGCATGGATTGAGCGTTTCAAGAAAACAATGCCGCCTGAATTGATGGGCGATGAGGAAGGGGGCGAACCGATGCCGCCTCAAGCGATGATGCAATTGCAACAGATGCAGCAGCAAATACAGGAAATGGAAGCGGCTTTGCAGGGTGCTGAACAGCACATGCAGGAATTGGGGCAGCAAAACCAAGAATTGCAGATGAAGGCGGCGCAGTCCGAAGCCAAGGCCATTACTACGCAATTGCAGGCAAAGCGCATGGAATTGTCGCAGATGGAACAGCAAATGGCGATGATGCAGCAACCGCAGCCGATTGAGGAAGAAATGGAAATGCCGGACGATAAGGAGGAAATAGACGTAGACCATGAGGAAGTGCTTTACCGGATTGAGGAAACCGAAGCCAAGATTGACGCGCTCAAGGAAACGGTCAATAGACTGATGGTTGAGGTCAATAAGCCCAAGCGGTCAAAAATTGAAGTGCATAAGCAGCCGGATGGTTCATATACCGGAACAAAGATTGAATTAACAGAATAGGGGTAAAAAGTGGCTGGATATAACACAACATTACGAAACGCAAGGTCTACGGCGATTGTCACCGAAGCCGGGGCTAATGCCATATTGCGGATATTTGACGGCACGCAGCCTGCTACGGGCGGTGCTGCGACCAATATATTGAGCGAGCATACCTGTGCAGCGACATTCGGCACGGTGGCGGCTGGCGTATTGACGGCTAACGCGATTGGCTCAGATACCAGCGCGAACAATACCGGCACGGCAACATGGGCGCGTTTGTTAAAGTCGGATGGTACGACATTCGTCGCAGACTTTAGCGCAGGGGCAGACGTTACCACGTCAATAAGCGGCACAGCCAGCCAGGACACGGTAACGGTCGGCTCAGCAACCGGCATTGTTATCGGGCAATACGTATCAGGCACGGGCATTGCCACCGGTGCTAGGGTGGTTGACATCCAGGGTACGACCGTACACGTCAGCAAAGAGCATACCGGGGCGGTGTCAGGCACGGGTACGTTCAAGTACGAGATAAGCGTAAACCCCGCCGCCATAACATCAGGGCAGACGGTCAATGTTAATAGCTTAGTAATTACAGAAGGAAATCAGTGATAATTCAAACAGTTACGTATAAAGAGAGTGAATAATGGCAATCACTAGCCTAGATGACTGGTTTGCCAGCAATAAGCAGCAGTTTACGATGTTTAAGTCTGGTACTGCCACTACGGTTGCATCCATACCGTTCACGGTGTTTGACTTGGCAGGCCAGCCAGGGGCGGGTACGTTAGCCGGGACTAGCACGGCGGCGGGGGTCGTACCGACGGATGCCGATGCGGGATTCCCTGCTATCAATGCGTTTGGCGGCACTAACGGCTATTTGAACAATGTTATGGTCAGCAGTACCGTGGCTTGCCGGATGTACCTGTTCGATATGCTGTTTAAGGCGGGGGCGTATGCCTTTAACGCCAATACGACGCTGGCAGGCCAGCCGAGCTATTCATCCAGAGTCCCAGGCGGCACGGATTACACCAGCACAGAGATATGGATAGAAGCGGTCACAGCATTTACGGGCAACCAGAGTATAGCGATTACCTACACGAACCAAGCCGGTACGGCAGGGCGTACGACCGGCACGGTGGCAACCGGCGTTGCGCCGACTATCCGCAGGATGTTCAGGTTGCCTTTGCAGGCAGGCGACACGGGCGTGCAGCAGATTAACCAGGTCGTATCGACCGTTTCCACGGCGGGGACGTTCAATGTGCTGGTGTTGCGGCGTTTAGGCGTGGCACGGGTAGGCACTAACGGGCTGTTTAACCTGGATTTGGCGTTTAACGGAAGCCCTGAAATATTTGCTACAAGTGCGCTGTACCCTGTCATCGTCGCAGATTCGACTTCAAGCGGCATACCTGAAATTTTCGGCACGATTGTTGATTTCTAATGGCTATCACGACTTACGCAGGGTACAAGGCGGCAAATAAGCAGCAAGTTGACTGCATCAATATTACCAGCGTTACTAGCGTGGCCAATGCCCTGTTCAGTTGCTGGAACGGCACATTGGCAGGGGTTAATACGGCCAATGGCGTTGTGCCTACAGATGCCGACACGTCATTGCCCAACTACAATGCCGGGATAAACAGCTTTGGGGCAGGCACTAAAGGCTACCTGACCCGTGCGGTATATATCAACCAGGGGGCTAACAGTTCAAACGGGATGTGCATACTGTTCGACATGGTGTTCAAGGCCGGTGCGTATGCGTTCAATGCGAACACGACATTAGCCTCACAGCCCAGTTATTCCAGCCGTGTCCCAGGCGGTACGGATTTTAGCAGCCTTGAAATATGGTTCGAGTGCGTCACGGCGTTTACGGGCAACTTGACGCTGACCGTGACCTATACCAACCAAGCCGGTACAACGGGCAGGACTACGGGATCATTTGCTCCGGGCGTTGCCCCAACTGTGCGGCGGTCGTTCAGGCTACCACTACAGGCAGGTGATACTGGGGTGCAGAAGATTGAAAGCGTCGTTTCTACGGTTGCAACCGTTGGCACGTTCAACATCCTGGTATTGCGCAGGCTGAGCATGGGCAAGGTTGCGTCGTCACAAGAGTTGCGCATCCCTAACGTCAATGGCGCAGATGTGCTGATGACAGGGATGCCAGAAGTTTTTGACAACAGTTGCTTTACCATGATGCAACTGTGCGATGGTACAACCACAGGCCAGCCGTATTTTATGGCTGAGGTAGCAAGTGGCTAATGGATTAATCCGCAAGAACCCCATACGGCGTTATACCTTATGGGACATGCGCACCGATGCATCCGTACCAGATGCGGCATTGGGCGCAGAGTTTTGGGATGCGGCTGCCAATACCATTGAAATATCAGCCAGCATTATCAACGATGATGGCGTAGCCACCGCCGATGTAGTCCCCGTTGCATCTGGCATAGCCGTTACGGGCGCATTTACCAATGACGATGGCATAGCAACAGCCAGCGTATTGCCGGTAATCAGCGTTACAAGTGCGTCCATTAACGACGATGGCATAGTTGCTGGGGTTGTAAGGCCAGCCATAAGTGTTACGTCAAGCGTAATAAACGACGATGGCATAGTAACAGCCGATGTCAGTGCAACGGCAGTTTCCACGGTAACAGGCTCAATTGCCAATGATGATGGCGTAGTTGCAGCTAACGTAACGCCTGCCATTGGCATGACAGGCTCAACCATCAATGACGATGGCGTGGTGGTTGCCAGTGTCACGCCACAAGCTGCAGGCATTACTGTAATTGGGGCTATCATTAATGATGACGGCATAGTTACCGCCGATGCAACCGTAACCGGTGAGCCACAAGCCAATCCGCTTGGTGGCATTATCCAGACCGGCAATTACTACTACCGGCAGCGTACACAGCCATTAAGGGTAAAGAAAACCAGGGCAAAGAAAGAATTACCGGAAGATATTGCCAAGGATGAGATAGATCTACCTAAGCCAGCTTACAACAAAGAAGCGGTAACGGCGGTCAAGGATGCCAGGAAGCGGCTATTTGATGCTGAAAGCGCGGTAAAGCAGGCTGAGGATGAATTGAACCTTGCCAATTTGCGGCTAATCGCTTACCTGGAAGCGGCTGAAATGGAAATACAATCTGAAGATGCCGAGGTCATGCGCATTATTGCGGAGTTGTTATGATGAAAAGCCCAGATTTTAAGGTATTGGACGTTGACCCGAATAATATCCCGCCGGTCGAGAAGTCGCACCATATTAGGCAAGAGGAATTAATAAACAGGATTGATGAAATTGAATTAAGGCTCAATTCCACACAAACAAAGTTGGCAATATTAGAGGATTCTTATGTGCTTAATTTGCAAAATAAGACTATATGATAATATTCAACATTAATAATGACCTATATATTAAAATATGATATATAAGCGTTTAAGCTACCTATGGCTGGCATAGGGGTAACTGGGGTTACAAAAAATGATTTTTCATAAGCCAGATACGACATTTAAGGCATTAAAATCATGCTGGAAACGGGCGGCGCGGTTTGCTGAACAAAACAGCATTGATATAAATCATCCATTGGCGGTTGCATGGGATAACTGTAAATTGTTTTTAGATGCGTCTGATGGTTCTGCCGATGACATTAGTTTTAATTTGGTGCTGCTTGATGGGTTTGCTGGAAAGGTGGGGTTTTTTGCAAAAGATAACCTGATTGACGGTGATTCATCATTGGCCGGTATTTTGTATGAATGGCGTGGTTATATGCCGTGCAATCCGACATTGATCGGATAGCTACCTATGGCTTTTATAGGGGATTCTTGGAATCAAAAAAATGAGTGATGAAACCGTAACTAATGACGATACATTAGGGGCTAAAAGCCAAGGAATTGAACCAGTTACCGGTACTGAAGAACCGGGCGATCTGTCCACCGAGGACACTAACCCTGAAACGGGCAAGCTTTACACCCAGAAAGAGCTGGATGAACAATTTGCAAAGATCAGGAAAGCCGAGGAAAGGAAGTGGCAAAAGAGATTAGACAGGGAGCTTGAGAGAGTCAGGCCACCTGAACCTGAGATTAAACTTGAACCGCCGAATGAGTCGGATTATGCGACGATTGCGGATTATACCAGGGCGTTAGCCCGTCATGAGATAGCCTTGCAAAAACAGCAGGAAACGCTGCAAAAAAGCGTTGAAGCCACCAATAAGGAAGTCAAGAACATGATTTCCGAAGCGAGCGAACTGGCAGGCTATGACCATGACACGATTGCCCCGTACCTTGTCGAATGGGGCGCTTCTGATGCGTTTGCGGACACGTTGCTGGAAAGCCCGTACCGTGCGCAGATATTGGAGTACTTGTCCATGAACGATGAGGAACTGGAAAAGGTCGATGGCATGTCCCATGCAAGGCGTACCGCGTGGATAGGCAAGATGGAATCCAGGTTCGAAAAGAAACCTAATGCACCGGCTGACCAGAAACCAAGGGTAGGCGGTGGGAACGTATCAACAGGTTACGACATAAAGTCGAGCAGTTCCTTGGAGCATACCAAGCAGCGGGCTAAAGAAGGCGCGGCATGGGCGATAAGGGCACTGGCGGAGCGTAGCTAAACACAGGAATTGAACAATGGCTAACACATTACCCGTTACGCTAAAGGTTGCCAAGGATGTACTGGCAATCATCAAGAACAACCCGGGCATGATACCTACGGTAAACCGGGATTATGAAACCGTCTACAAAGATACTGGCTCTTATGATGCAGGCCAGACCATCCTTATCAAAAAGCCGCCACGTTATACCGTCCGGGCTGGACGCACGGCCACGCCACAAGATACCGTGGTCAATACCGTGCCATTGACAGTAAACCAATGGGGCGTAGATTTGTGGAATACACGGCTTGAGCAGACTTTAAGCAAAAATGCGCTTGATTCACGGCTAGAAGCGGCAGCGGCGGCGTTGGTGACAGAAATCGACCGCCAGGGCTTGGAATTGGCGCGCAATACCGTGTTCAATACCATTAACCCGACAGGTGTTGCCCCCAATACTCAGGCTTTGGCCGTTGCGGCGGCTACCGATGTCGGCGCAAGGTTGTCTGAAATGGGTGCGCCATTGAATGATCGTTATTTCATTGCCAATCCACGTACCAACGGCTACCTGATTGCCGGTATGTCTGGCATGTTCAATGCCGTACCTGCCATTTCAGGGCAATTCAACACCGGGCAAATGAAAAATGCGCTTGGATTTGATTTTGTCATGAGCCAAAACGTTGCCACGCAGACCAATGGCGCAGCAACAGCGACTAACGTCAACGGCGCAGGCCAGACCGGTTCTGCAATTACTGTTGTGGCGGTTGCAGGCGGCACGTTGACCAAGGGCACTAAGATTACGTTGCCTGGTGTTTTTGCAGTTAACCCGCAGACCCGCCAATCTACAGGCCAATTGGCCAACTTCGTTGTGACAGCAGATGCTTTAGTCGGTGCTACCACAATCAACATAAGCCCAGCCATTGTGACCAGCGGTGCGTTCCAAAACGTGACAGCAAGCCCAACAACTGCCCAGCCTTATGTCATTATGGGTGCTGCCAGCACGTCGTACGGTGCAAATATCGCATTCCAAAAAGATGCGTTCACATTGGCTATGGTCAAAATGAACGAGCCGCCCATGGGTACAGGTGCAATGTCGTCACAAGAAAGCGAAGATGGTGTGACCATTAAAGTTACACAATACTGGGATGGTGCGAATGACCAATTGAACTTAAGGCTTGATGCCTTGTTTGGGTTCAGTGCCACATACCCCGAGTTGGCAGTAGCTTACTATGTAGTCTAATTGGAGAATTAATCATGACTGTACTTTTATCACGTGGGTATATGGGACGCAATGCCGGTGAAACTGCCCAATTCAGCAAGGCCGCAGAAGATACATTAATCGCGGCAGGCATAGCGACAACTGCGCTCGATACAACGTTGACCACGGGCGCATACACGCAAAACACGCAACAGGGCAAAGCGGCCATTGCAGCCGGTGCGTCCAGCGTTGTCATTACCAATAACCTTGTAGATGCCAATACCAAAGTATTTGCGTGTGTTGCCCAGTCCACGGCTGACACCACATTGCTTAGGGTTGAGCGGATTGTCGTTTTCAATGGGTCGTTCCAGATATTCGGGACGGCCAATGCCACGGCAGCGACGGTTATCAGTTGGTGCATACTTGACGATGTGAACACATCAGGAAGTTAAACCTAATGGGGCAGGGTAATAGCTGCCCCGTCTTTAAGGTGGGGAAATGAACGCACGTGACCTTATAGAGGATTCTATGACCATGGCAGGGCGCAAGGCATTGGGTACTACGCTCGATGGCGAAACGCTAGGCTATGGCTTACGCAGGCTAAACCAGCTAATTGATGAATGGCAAGCGCAAGGATTGTATATCCCGTTTTCTACCGAAGTCGTACAATCGGTGACAGGTTCGCCGGTCACAATAGGCACATTAGGCACAATCATTGCGCCGATGCCTGCTTTTGTACGTGATACCAGCTTTTTCCGTATTGACGGGCTGGATTTCCCGCTTGACTGGATTGAAATATCCGAATTTAACCATATTCCGTTAAAGGACATTGACACCTATCCAGTTTATGCCAGTTATGTGCAAGGGGATGGGATTGGCAACCTGTATTTTTACCCTAAGCCACAGAATTATGAACTGCATCTATACATTGATGCGGTATTGCCTGCCTTTGTCGATTACGACACCGATTACTATATCCAAAAAGGCTACCATAGCGCATTGGTTTATACACTTGCTGAACTGTATTGTGAAGGGGTGCGCCCCGTGCCGCCTGATATTGCGCGCAAAGCGGCCAATTCCAGGACAGTAATACGGGAAAACAACATCAAGCCGCTTATGTGGCGTTCCCCTGCCGTTACGCATGGCGTTAACAGGTGGTCAAGCTTGGCTGATTTCTTGAGTGGTGGGGCGGTTTAATGGCGCGTATTGACCTACCTGTTACTGGAATAACCGGTCAAGGCCGCAGCATCAACAGCAATCCGGCGGCTATCAAGAACGCTTACATTGAATTGAACGCGGCTGGTGAACCAAGGCTGGTAAGGCGCAGCGGTAGTGTTATTAAGTTTACGTTGCCCAATTCTCCGGTGCGCGGGTGTTATTCAGACAGCGATACGTCTTACTGGGTTGCCGGTAATGGTGTCTATAAGCGCACGGCGGATAATGTCATCAAGCTTTTGGGGACTATTGGCACGACTAACGGGTTTGTCAATTTTGCGTCCAGCGGCCAGGTGCTGGCGTTGGTCGATGGCGATAAGGGATATGGCATACAACTGTCTACCGATGTGTTTTCGGTGACTACAGATCCAGGATTCCCGCCTAACCCGGTGGACATTTCTTATATTAGCGGGTTTTGGGTGGTGACCGCCAAAAATTCACAACAATTCTATTTTAAGCTGGTATCTGCACCAACTTGGAACGGGCTGGATTTTGCCACCGCCGAGGGCAATCCAGACAACATCTTAAGCCAGAAAATACTCAATGATGAACTGTACCTGATTGGTTACAAAACCGTTGAGGTATGGGACGTTACCGGCAATGGCGCAAGCCCATTCCAGCGTAACAGGGCGGTAGTCATAGACCACGGCTGCATAGCGGCCAATTCGGTCGGCAAGGCTATGGATACGTTGTATTGGCTGGGTGGTGACAACTTAGGCCAGGGCATTGTCTGGCGGCTTAACGGGTACCAGGTCGAGCGCGTTTCCACGCATGAGATAGAGCAGAAAATCGCGGTAATGGATTACATCATTAATGCGTTTGCCGTCGTGTACCAGCAGGACGGCCATGTGTTTTATGTGCTGCAATTCCCAAGTGCAGGCAAAACGCTGGTGTATGACATCATCAACGGGGTATGGTCGGAATGGAGTTATAAGGACAATTTTACTGGCGTTGAGAACATCTGGAAAGCGTCCTGCCATTGTTTTTCGGCAGGGAACAATCTAGTTGGTGATACCGAAAGCGGCAAAGTGTTTGCTCTTGATAAGGAAACCTTTACCGATGACGGCAATGAAATTGTCACAGAATTAATAACAATGGTCGATAAATTGGGGCAAAGTTTCCTATTTTTTAACGAATTGATCATTGATATTGAGACTGGCATAGGCAATAACCTTAGCCCAGGCGATGACCCAAAAATAGGTGTGTGTTGGTCGGATGATGCGGGGCACAGTTGGAGCAATTGGCGGTTTACCAGCATTGGCAAGATTGGGCGTTATGGGACGGTTGTCCGTTACGACATGTTAGGCTCGGCACGTAATCGGGTATGGTGGTTTAGGGTGACTGACCCCGTCAAGGTCGTGGTTATGGGTATTGTCGTCAATGCGGATAGGGGTATAACGTGAGCCTGCTTAATTGGCGGTCGCAAGGCGTATTTGCCAAGTCTGACAAGCAAGGCAATGTAAGGCTGACCCCGGAGGGGATTGTCGCGTTGCAGCCCAGCACAGATGCACCACAATCAGTCAGTGCGCAAACGGTGGCGGTTGAGGTGCAGGCAACAATGTATTTGCCCAGTTCGCAGGCTATCACGTTGACGCGTCAAGGTGCCAATACGGTTATAACCAGCAGCATAATGGTGGTTAACCCTGGTGATATTATTACGCTTGGCTCAATACAGTCTATTGTTTTTGTACCCATATGAAGCTGACCAAAAAACAAAAAAAGGCTAACAGGCAATTGGCGATACAGGTTAACCGTGTGCAACGGCTTGAAAATAAGATCAATGATGAAGTCCCGGTAATCATGCCGGTAAACCATTATTTTACTGACAATGAAGATACTAGGCTTAACGTGTGTTGCCGTGAGTTGTTTGTCCCGGCTGGCACAGTGTTAACCGGGGTTATTTATAAAATTGAGGTGTTTTGGACAATGATGAAAGGTCGTATGCGGATCATTGAAGGCGACCATACCAAGGACATTGAAGCCCCTTTATTGTTGAAAAATGTTGTCGGGATAAAGAATGGCGGTTATGCGTATGAGGATTGCTTGTTTTATGGGTTTTGCCCTAATCCTGATAATTCTCGGGATTTAGAGGAAATTATTAACCTGTTTTCGGCAACTCCGGCAAATGAAGTGCAGGGATTTCCCAATAACAAACAAATGTTGAATTATCAAAAAAGGTTAAACCATGAAAAATCCATTGCAGCATTGGCTTGATAAGTTAATTTATGGGTGCGTGTTCCAATTTGCCGGGATAAGTGCAACAGCGGTTGCGGCTGGCGTAAGTGCGGCGGCTACGGCGGCTACGGCGGCAAGTTCGCTAATGGCAGGCGATGAACAGGCAGCAGGCGCAGCACAAGCTAACGCGGCAAATGCGCAATTGACGGCAGAGCAGATGCGGTTGGCAGACCAATCGCGGAAAAGTGCCAATGCTTACCAAACGCCTTATTACAGTACTGGGACGGCTGGACAGAATAAGCTTGCTTACCTGATGGGTATAACTAACGAGTTTGATACACCGACAGATACCAGCTATAACGCTTTTGCGGCAAGTAAGAACTCAGCCAAGGCGCAGATCCAGCTGCAATTGCAGCAATTGAAGAAGTTGCCTAAAAACCCGAAAGCCAAAAAACAGGCACTGGCGCAGCGTAAGAAATTACAGCAACAATTGGCTACTATCAACCAGACATTAAAAACTGGCCAAGATAGCCAACAATTCCAGGCATGGCAATCAAAACAGGCTGGCACACAAAAAGTAACCGCACCTATAGATGATACTTATGGCAGTTTGTTACGGGATAACCCTGAGCAATTCAAGTTTGAAGCTGACCCAGGCTACCAGTTCCGCAAAGAGCAGGGTGAACGCGATTTAAAAACCCAGTTAGCAGCGATGAACCTTACTAACAGCGGTGCGGCATTGCGTGACGGCATGAATTTTAACCAAGGTCTGGCTAACCAAGAATTTCAAAGCGCATGGAACAGGTATTTAGACCGCAACAATATCTATAACCAAAACCGTGACACCAAGCTCAGCGCATTGGGCGGCTTTGCAGCAACTGGCCAGCACGCAGCCGATAACCTGAGTGCCAATGAGAACGTTTATGGGCAGAATGTAACCGGTGCAAAAGCAAACCAGAACGCCATAGCACAAGGAAATATAACCGGCGCGGCCAATGCGCGCTCGGCCGGTATGGTCGGTGCTGGTAATGCGTTGGCTCAAGGGGCAAATTCTTACCTTGCTTATTCTAGTTCGCAGCCTAAAGTCATGAAAGCCCAGGGCGCAATGATGGGTACAAATGACCCGTCGTATGTCCAGCCGGTGCAACAAAAAGCACGTCGCAAGCCTAATCCGTTTGCCAATATCCGGAGGGCTAGATAATGGCTTTGAACCCAGAAATAATACTTGAAGCATCACGCAACATGCCTAATTTTGGTGAGACCATTGTCAGGGGGCAGGAAATAGCCCGTAGGCGCGAAGCGGAGAACGCAGCGACAGAACGGGCGAACAAGTTTGCATTATTGCAGCAAACAAAACCACAAGGCGTGAGCATGACCGATTGGCTATCAAGCCAAGGGTATGCTACCGAAGCGGCTGACTTGGCAAAGACTGAAGCCGAAACCGCAAAATTACAGGCTGAGGGCAGCGTTAAGCAACAGGACGCTCACGCAAAGATGATTGAGGTTGCCGGGAAAGCCACGCAAGAACTATTAGGCCGTCCAGACTTGAATAAGGATGTTGTGCGGCAGACATTCGACGCTTATCACAAAGCTGGCCTTACTAGCCCGGAAATGTACCAAAAACAGATAGGATCACTGGTAACATTGCCAGATGACCCGGCGCAGTTAAGGCAGCATATTGAATCACAGGCTATGGCGTTGCAATCAGCAAAAGACCAGATAGGTTATTTACGGCCTGATGCCAATGCCCAATTGTCGGCCAATACGCAAATGAGGGGGCAGGATTTGACTTATGGGATGAACCAACAGGAATTAGGGTTTAACCGTGAGAAGTTCGGGCAGGAGTTTGGCCTAAAACAGGGTGATCAGGAATTTGACCGGCAGTATAAAAGCGGCCAATTAGGGCTAGACCAACAGCGTTTAATTCTTGACCAACAAAAACGCCAAGATGCGCTTAACCCAAGGACAAGCGGCAAGCCACCAACTGAATTTCAGGGCAAATCAGCCTTATATGCTAATCGTGCGGCGGAAGCTGAAAAAATACTAAGTTCGCTTGATTATTCACCGGCAGCATTAGGCACTAAGGCTGCAATGGAGAATACGCCATTAATCGGCGGGGTATTGGGCGCTACTGGGAATATGATGTTATCGGCTGACAACCAAAAGGCTGAACAGGCTCAGCGTAACTTTGTCAATGCCATATTACGGCAAGAATCCGGAGCGGTAATCAGCCCGGCAGAATTTGAGAACGCCAAAAAGCAATATTTCCCGTCAGTGGGCGATAGCGAAGCGGTCAAGGCACAAAAGGCTGAAAACAGGCGCGTTGCCATTGAGTCGATAAGGAATAATGCAGAGGGTGTTATAAACACTGAACCTAGGCAACAGCATGGGGCTACTATAAGCTGGGACGACAGCAAGATTGATGAGTTTGTATCGAAAAACGGCGGTACGACTGAGAAGGCTCGGGCGTTCCTCAAGTCTAAGGGATTGCTGTAATGGCTAACTTTATGGAAGAAATAGCGCCTTTATTAGATTCTGAAGGCGGGTTGAACACCAACAAGTCAGACCGTGGCGGTATAACTAAATTTGGGATAAGTAAGAAGTCTTACCCTAATTTGGACATTAGCCGGTTAACCCAGGATGATGCCATCAATATCTATAAAAAAGATTACTGGGACGCGATTGGCGGGGATAACTTGCCTCCGGCGGTTGCGGCGGTTGCGTTTGATGCAGCGGTCAATCATGGCGTTGGTATGGCCAAGAAACTGCTAAAACACAGTGGAGGAGACCCAGAGGGCATGATTAAGCGCAGGGAACGGATCTACACAAAACTGGCTCAAGACCCTACACAACGCCAATTTTATAATGGGTGGATGAACCGGCTCAGTAAGTTAAGTGGCCGTGTTGCCAATATGGTTAACCCAATCGGCACGGCTTATGCGGATGAAACGCCATACCAGGGTGACAATATGGACAGCTTAGGCGGTGAATACCAAGCTTTTTTAAAGTCACAGCCACCGGCGCAACAACCCGATGAGATGGATATCCTAGGCGATGAATACAAGACATTTTTGCAAGGTAGCGAGAAAACCGCAGGGCAAAAGGTCGGTGAAGTAATTACCGACATTGGCGGCGGGGTGCTTAAAGGTGCGTCCAATATTGGCAATACGCTATTGAGCGCGGCTGATTCGTATAATGAGTTGGTAGGTAATAAAAATGCCTTATCCAGCCTTGAAAGCACAGGCAAAGAACGCAGGCAGCAAGCAACCGAAGGCTTGAAAAGCATGGGCGTTGATACTGGTTCAGGCACGTATAAGGCGGCTGAATTGGGTACTGAGATTGCTGGCACGGCTGGGATGGGGTCGGCAGCGGCTGGCGTTGCCAAGTCAATCCCGGCAATCAGCAAGCTTGCCCCGGCTATTGAGTCATGGGGCATAAGTGGCGGAAATCTTGCCCAGAAAGCCGCAGGCGGCGCGATAACCGGCGCAGCATCTAGCGCACTGGTTGATCCTGAAACCGCATTAGCTGGCGGCGTGGTCGGCGCAGCGTTGCCACCAGCAATGCAAGCGGCTGGAAAGTTCGGGCAACTGGCAGGGAGCGCAGTTAAAAAGGCATTGCCAAGCGGTAAAGGCGTTAGCCAGGAAGTCAAAGATTTGGCTAAGAAGGCTCAGGATTACGGGATTGATATACCAATTGACAAAATAACTAATTCAAAACCGTTAAACGCGCTGGCTAAGTCGCTTGAGTATGTCCCGTTTAGCGGTCGAGAAGCCACGCAGGAAACCTTGCATAAACAAGTAAACAAGGCGGTATCCCGCACTATTGGTCAGGATAACGCGAACATCAATAAGGCCTTGCGCGATGCTGATTTGCACTTAGGCAGCCAGTTTGAAAAGACTTTGCAGGAAAATACGGTAAAACTGGACGATGCTTTTATGGAAGGTCTAGGCAGGGTAGAAAAAGAAGCCGGATCCATCTTAGTTAAAGACCAGTTTGCCGTCATTAAAAAGCAAATAGACAATATCCTGGACAAAGGAAGTTCTGGTCAATTGGACGGCGAAGCGGCTTACAACATTAAGAAGTTGTTGGATAAGCTTGGCAAGGGCAGTGATACCACGAAGGCCAGTGTTGCGCTTGACCTTAAACGTGAGCTTATGGATGCGCTTGACCGGTCACTAGGTGCTGAGAAATCGGCGGCATTCAAAAAAGTCCGTGAACAGTACGGCAATATGCTGGAACTGGAAAAAATAGCCAAAAATGGGGCAGAGGGTGAAATATCTGTAGCACGGCTGGCCAACATGAAAAATGCCAGGAGCAAAGAATTAAAAGACATTGCCGATATTGCAGCCCAGTTTGTGACAGAACGCGAGGGGCAGCATGGGGCAATGCAGCGGGTTATTGCCGGGGGTGCTATGGGTGCGACAGCAGGATTGCCAGGTTTGGCGGCTGGCGCGGTAGGTGGCAGGGCATTAAATTCGGTTCTTAACAGTAAGGCCTTGCGCAGTCGGATTATAGGGGAGAAAGTGGCAAAAAAAGGCGGCAATAAGTTTGCTAGCCTGATTCGTCATTCCCCGAAATTAATTCCCGCAGGAACGCAATTAGAAAAATAGCGGCAATAACCAACAATGCCTTATAAACCTTAAATTCGAGGAAACTCATGGCACAAACTGTATCAACAACTCCAAGGCATCATTTCTATCAAGCTAATGGCGATCTGGCGGCGGGTGGTACGCTGGAAATATTCGAAGCGAACACTATAACACATGCAACCACATGGTTCGATAGGGATGGTGCGGTAGCGCACCAAAACGCTAACCCATTGACACTTGATAGCCAGGGCGCGGCGGTGGTATGGCTGGAAGCCGGGAAGGTCTACGATTGGCTTGCCCGTGATGCGTTAGGAAATATCATTGACAATGCTAAAGGGATTACAGGCAGCACGAGCGCGATTACTTCATCATCCCAATGGATTGTAACGGCGTTATTGCCGACTTTTGTCAATACCCGTACCTTTACAATGGTTGGTGATCAGACATCAACCTATAAGGTAGGCAGTCGCGTCCGTGTCACGTTGGCAGGCGGGTTTAAGTACGGAACGATCATTAGCAGCGTGTTCAGCACATTGACGACGGTCACGGTAGCATTTGCCAGTGCGTCCGATGTGCTGGATGCCACAATCAGCGCGGTTGATATTGGATTGGATGATACGGCAAATACGGCTTTCTTGCTGGGGTCTGGTTCGGTCATTGATTTGACTGGTTATTCTGGTGCTGATGTTCCGTTGCAGATTGGGCAATCAGCCATATATGACGTTGCGGCAGCCACCACATTATTGTTAAGGATATCGACCGGGGACAAACAAGAATACCGTATTAAATATAACCCGGTATATGCAGCAGGCACACCGGCAGGAAACGGGGTTCAGTTGTTGCCCAACAATACGACATTGACAGGGATTACTTTAGAAGATTTTTCGGGCAATCAAAACGTACCGGCGGCGGCAGCCTCAGCGCAAACGTCATTTGTGTTATCGGTTGGCTTTACAATAAACAAGATGATTGCCCATGTATGTACAAGCACATTAGGGAAAAGCTGCATAAGCCATTATCGCGCTTCATCAAATGTCGGCAATTATGCCGGGTTAATGTCGTCTAACTGTTCCGAGGTTGTTACTGCTATTACTAGCCTTGGTACACTTAATTTTGGCAATGCCACAACCGGGCGCGTAATTGTGACGAGGGAAATTTGAAACCGAATCTTAAAAAACACAAGGGCGTGTGGTATTGCCTGCATACGGTTGGCGATGCGGTATTGTTTTTCAGTGGTAAAACGCCCAAAGCGGCGTTTGAGAATTGGCGGGAGGTGTTTGGGTGACTATAGATGAAATGATTGAAGATGTGTTGGTACATGAAGGCGGATTTGTAAACCACAAAAACGACAGGGGAGGGGCTACTAACCTGGGCGTTACCCAAGATACGCTCAGTGCATGGCTAGGACGTCCAGCCACCATATCGGACGTCAAAAATTTGACTAAAGAGACAGCCGCAAAAATTTACAAAAAGAACTATTACTACGCGCCAAAAATTGATTTGTTGCCGGATTTGATTGAACCAATCATATTCGACATTGCAGTCAATAGCGGTGCTGGCAGGGCAATCAAGATGCTACAGCAAGCATTGTTTGACAAAGGTTATCCCGTCGGCGCGGCGGATGGGGTAATAGGCAAGAAAACCATCCATTATGCGAATGAGTGGGTAAATGCATTAGGCGCGGTTGCTATCAATACACTTGTTGAGTACCGGATAAGGTTCTACAAGAAAATTATAGCCAATAACCCAAGCCAACGGGTTTTTGAAAAAGGGTGGTTGGCACGGGCTAATAGCTTCAAGGTTGATGTTGCATGATTGCCGCCGTTGTTGTCGGTCAATTTGTCGTCATAATCTTGCTGGCGGTTGGTTGGTGGCGCGAGGTTGAGGACATTAATGAATTAACCAGGCAACTGCTATATTTTAAAAACATTGCTGCCAGTAAAAATGAAAAAATACGTGAACTGGAAGAAGATAACCGTATTATAATTAACGAATTGCAAAGCATACGCGATACAGAGAAAAAGATAATGCCTAAACCTGAAGAACTGGCGGCAAGCACATCATGAGCGATGAATTGTTAAGCGGTATATGGCTCAAGGCCTTTTTTATTGTAGGCATGGGGATAACATGGATTGGGTTATTTATTACGCTGTTATGTAAGTATTTTTGGAGGTATGTTTATGTCTAAAAAAGGCGGTAAAGGTAAAGGCGGCGGCAAACGCTGCTAGTGTTCCATGTGGAACAAATTTTAACTTAAGAGGATAAACAAATGGCAACAGCAGGAATATCATCACCAGTAACCGTAACCTGGACATTGGCAGGCGAACCGGGTAGCGTTGAAAGCATCGTAACTATGGCGGTTGAACCGGCTACGGCTGGCACATTGGCGGTTGACGATGCCGGTGCAATCAGCTTTACCGGCGCGGCAGAAGCGACAGGCGTTATTATAAAGATTGTTGGGGATAATGTCGTTGGCGATACAGTAGGGGCGTTAAGCATACAGTCTGACCCGTTTGACGTAGTGGCAGCACCGCCAGTATTGACGGCTGATGCCGGAACAGTCGTAATTGGCTAATGGCTATGGTTATTGATACCAACGACCTGGAATCAGACAAAGCCGGTTTTGAGCGCATGATTACCGCTTATAGTTTTTTTATAGGCGGTATCAGCGCGGTAAATTACCCTGAAAAGGCTGAAGATTTGGCTGAATTAAAGGCAGGATTAGCCAATACACAGGACGACTTGGCAGATACGGTAGCATTGATTGATGTAATCAAGACGTATGAAGCGCACGGCGTACCATTGCACAATAAAGAGATAGCATCGCAGGCAGTCATTGACCGGCTCAAGTTCTATCTTGGCGAAGCTGGCTTAGTGCCGGGTGATTTTGAGCCTGAGCCTGAAATTACGGCAGATAGCGGGGTTGTGCAGGTCGGTTAATGTCTGATTTTTTATTTGGTGCGCTCACGGGCTTTTTTGTGGGTTTTTTATTGTGTGTCGGTTTATTGTTTATTTTTGTGGAGTCGATATGACTTGCCTGGAACGGATAGAGTGCATAAAGGCGGCTACCCCGGCTGTTGTCACTGTTACTATTGCGCTATGTTGCGCCATTGGGACGGGTGCGATATTGCTTGGGCATTTGACCGGGTTTGCGCAGTATTTGGATAGGATGATTGGCACATTGTTGATTATTGCCGGGATGCAGGAGAAATTATGAGTATTAGCCGTGTAGTGGCGATAGTGTTTGGCGCATTGCTGGTTGCAGGGGTTGTGAAGTCATCAACCGATGAGCCTTGTACCGTCAATGACAAGCTTATGTCGATTGTTGCAGACCAGGACAAGAAAATTACCGATATGATGGTGGAAGCCAAAAAAGAAGCCGATGCCACTAAAAAAAAGTACCAAGACTTGTTAGAACAACTCGAAAAGACCGGGTGCAAAAAGTAAGCAGAAGCAGTTTGGCGGGTAGGCCGTTAGCTCCAGAGCCTAGCCCGCCTTTTTTAAGGCATATACCGGAATTTAGGCGGAATATTATCAGATATGATAATAAACCTGTAAAAATGATACCTATAGTTGACAATAAACCTAAATTCGAAGTCCAGCCAGGGGTGGAGTGCGGAGGGTGCTATGAGCCAATCGACTGAAATAACTATAGGAAATTTCTCCATCCGGAAATGTGCCAACCCGGACGGGAAGCCGGGCATATTCCTGGTGCATGACTCAGGCAATGGGGTTGGCATGTTGGAAAGTGAATTGTCAGATTTGCTGGAAAATTATTTTTTCGATGATTTGTTTGATGGCGAAAAATGAAATATAAAAATTGTTATTTCACTTTAGCGGCTGTTCTGTGCATTAGCGGCTGTACATCCCATGCCAAGCATGAGCATTTCAATGTTGAGTCGGATGAAGGGTTTTTCAGGTCGTATGTCTACACTGAAATTAAGCAGGACGGAAAAGTCATTCCAGGCAGCGGGAAATTAACTTTGTGCAACGGCTACGCCGGTTTTGTCAGCGACATTATGAAGAACGCGGCGATCGTCGGCTCGGCCTATTTGATCGGCGCAGGGCTAGGCGATAGCGGGGACAGTTCAAGCACCAACATCAACAACCGGCTTAACAACAATTCCAATGCTAATGCGTCAAGCGTGGCCAATGCCAATGCCAATGCAGGGGCTACTAGCTCAAGCGTAAGCGGTGCTATGTCCAGTAGCGCACAGATGCCGACTAAGCCGCACCACTACAAAGAACTCAAGCCGCACGAGTATGGCAAGTATGGCGTTGATTGACATACACCGGATAGGTGTATATCAGGCGTTATACATCAATTGTCGAAAAGTTGTTCATCAGGGTCAGCACCACATCTTTCGACATATTCGTAGGCTTTTTTAATAAATTTACGCAAATATTCAACGCCGTCATTTTCGTCAAGCGGCACATATCCAATTTCGTCAAATATCAATTGTTCTATCTTACTCAATTCGCTCATCTGTATAACCCGTCATTCAAGGCCGACGCTATTAACGTCGGCGGTATTGTTTAAATCAGTGCTGGCGCGGCTTAATTCTGCGTTATACGTCAAATCTCTTAACTAACATTATCAAGTCGTGCGAAAGCATGTCATTTTCATCTTGAATGTGTCCGCGTAAGCTACGAGAGCGTTTCTAGCGTGCTTATCTGCATCAACCCTTAAAACAAAATAAACGGCTTCCGGGTCTATTTCTGAACCATCCCTTTTTGTTACGTTATATTTTTGTCTTAATCCGCCTGTTTTATAGTCATGGTCTGGCATTTTATGTATAACCCCTCATTCAACGCGAGCCATTAAGCAATGCGGCACAGCTTGGCTCTGTAACTGGCTGCCTTAATTCTGCGTTATGCGGCAACCAATTTGCGCCCGTTATTTTCGTCATCGGCTATTTTTACGCCTGGAACAAATGTCAATGCTTCTGCTAACGAATAGCTACCGTCATTGTTCTTTTGTTGTGTTGTAACTTGAACAACGCACCCCCCAGGGACTTCCATTGCCTTTGAACTTTTCATCCAGCCTTCATTCTGGCTGGATGCCTTGCAAAGCAAACGGAACATGTCGCCATTGCCAACCACTTTAATATCAGTCACGTTTTGTCTTGCACCGGAAACATCAGAATTATGCAGTGTTTTTTCAGTCATTTTAAAAACCTTCTTTTTATGCTTGTACGGGGCAGCATAACCCCTCGCTCAACCGGAGCGAACGGACGCAACGGATTTGCTGCTTTAATCTTGTGGCTCGCGCCCGGTTAGCTCTGCGTTAGGGGTCATAAAATAACCTTTTGATCCGTATTTTTATCATTGCTAATTTAAATCTTAATTCGTACCGCCACCACTCATAATCATTTAAAATAGCCCGTCTGAAGTTAGTTAAAAACCAAGGCCATCCATATTTCCTAATAAAAACATCCCAAAACTTATAGTGTGGCAATCCCCGTAGCATAAAAATCCTAACCCTTCGTCCAACGCGACGATCGTTACTTTCGCGTTATACATCAGGGCATTCGTGAACAGATATCAAATTTTCTATACCATATCCGGACTCTTTTTCGATATCATGACACCTATGGCTATCAATAGATATTTCAATGCTCCCAGTTTCAAAATCATTGTTTGACCAATAATTCCTAATATCTTGCTCAATATCTTCTTTGAGTTTTTTTAATGCGTTGTTGCTCACGTATAACATCTCATTGCTGCTGGTTAATTTTCGCGCTTGTGCAGCGCGGCTTAATTGCGCGTCACGCAAATTTAATTGCTAAGTTCCATATTGCTATGCCAATAACAGCTCCAGCAATCATCCCAATAAAAATCCCTATTTGCAGACCTGCTAAAAAATCCCTTCCCTTCACTTAGAATTACCCCGTATATCTTCGACCCAACCAGTAGCATCTGCCACATCTGCCCAGGCGGCAGTCCCTTTGTCTACCATTTCTATCCGCGATTACACCGCAAAAGACGGCACTCAGAAATACAGCGTAGAACTCAACACACGGGACATTGATCTATTAGGTGGCGGTCAGCAAAAAGACAAGCCAGCACCACCCGATGATAACAATGCGCAGGATTATAGTGATTTTGACGATAACATCCCATTCTAAGATGAGTGAAGATTTTGAAAATTTCAGTCTGGCTACATAGGATTGGTATGCTATTTCTTTTTCTGCGCTTCTGTATGACGTGTCGTTTATAAGGTCGTCAAAATAATCAGTGGCATATTCACGCAAAGCCGCCAGTTCTTTGTCCTTAGCGTCTAGCTTTGCTTGCTGCTCATTAATCAGCGCGTTGGCAGCGTCTATAACATCAGCCGCATACAATAACGCCTGTGATTTACCGCCCCAGTTATGCGGTTCTTTCGACTTGGCTATTGCCCTTAATTCATCGGTGGTGTATTTAGCCATCTTCCGCTCCGGTCAATAGCGGCGTGGGCTTGCCGTCTTTGTTGAACGGAAGCGCACCCAACCTGGCGCGCCTAGCAATGCTCTTTATTTTTACATCGTCTAGTGACTTGCACCTAAAATCGTTTGCTTCGAAGCAATGTTCACAACAAGGCAATGGCAATCCACCAAAACCCGCATAAGAGCTTGCCCATTTATCGCCTAAGGGCAGTTCACATATTACGCATTTGTCACCCATCTTCCGCTCCGGTCAATAGCGGCGTGGGCTTGCCGTAATGTTCCACCACTTTGTCGTAAATAGCTTTAATATTGTCCCACGAAATGTATATTTTTTGGGTGTAGTTGCCGAAGCCATCACACACGTCACAATTATGAGATTCGTAAAGTTCAGAACACTCAGGACACTCAATTGTTCGAGTCTCGAAAAACTCACCCATAAGTAAAGCCTTTG